AATAACCTCGTAGAAGAGGCGTTTGAGCGTTGCGGCCAAGAGTTACGTTCGGGTTACGATATGCGGACAGCCCGCCGTAGCCTGAACCTTTTAACGATTGAGTGGGCTAACCGAGGCATTAACCTGTGGACTATTGAGCAGGGGTCTATTCCTCTGAATCAGGGGCAGATTTGTTATGCCCTACCCGTAGATACCATTGATTTGATGGATATGGTGGTGCGTACTCAGACGGGTATTCCGCAGACCGACATCAATATCAATCGGATCTCGTCTTCTACTTACGCCACAATCCCTAATAAAAACGCCCAAGGCAGGCCGATTCAAGTTTGGATTGACCGCCAAAGTGGGTATGAGAATGTCACAACCAAGACCCTAGCGACCACAATTACCTCGACTTCTAACACTATTACGCTCAGTTCTGTAGAAGGTTTGAACTATGTCGGGTTTATAAAACTGGACAACGAGACTATTGGTTACAACGAAATATCAGGGAATACCCTACAAAACTGCGTTCGTGGGGTAGATAACAGCACGGCTGCTGGTCATACTGCTGGGGCTATTGTGACGGTGCGAAACCTGCCCAATATCTGTGTTTGGCCCGCTCCAGATCAGTCCAACTTTTATTCCTTTGTTTACTGGCGTTTGCGCCGTATTCAAGACGCTGGGAACGGCGTTAACACCGAGGACGTTCCTTTCCGTATGATCCCTTGTATGGCGGCTGGATTGGCCTATTATCTGTCTTTAAAGATACCTGATGCCATGAATAGGATCGAGATGCTGAAGGCTTCTTATGAAGAGCAGTGGTTGCTGGGTTCAAGTGAAGACCGGGAAAAGGCTTCCTTGCGGCTGTCTCCACGGCAGTACTTTTATTAGGATGCCATATGGCTGGGCCAAAGTTTGCTTCTGGTAAGTGGGCAATATCCCAATGTGATAGATGCGGGTTTCGGTATCAGTTAAAGGAACTTAAAAAATTAGTAATCAAGACCAAAAACATCAATCTGCTCGTTTGCCCTACCTGTTGGGAGCCAGACCAGCCCCAGTTACAGTTGGGGATGTATCCTGTTTACGACCCGCAAGCCCTGCAAAACCCACGCCCAGACACGACGTACTTACAAGCGGGTTATACGGGGCTACAGATAGACACAGGGACAACGGGACAATTGGGTAGCGGGGACCCCTCTGGAGGAAGTAGAATCATCCAATGGGGTTGGAATCCGGTTGGTGGGTCAAGGGCAAATGATGCGAGTCTTACCCCAAATAATCTGGTTTTGAGTATCTCACTTGGAACCGTAACAGTAGCAACTACTTAAGGAGTTTAAAATGGATCTTAAAGAAGTATTAAAGAAACATATGGCTAAGAAGGGCGCCAAGGCTCACCCTGATTCCAATGTCAAGAAGTTGGCTCGGGGTGGTAAAACCAACCTACAGATGAAACAACTAGGCCGTGGGATGGCAAAAGTCGCCAACCAGAAAAAGCCAATGTCAATGGTCAGAAAAACGGGGATCTAATATGAGCCAAGCCAACGATAAGTGCGATTTTTTCCCTGCTGAAACTGCTGATCCTATTGGCAAATACACGCAGCCTAAGCCCTATACCGATACAATGGGTCAGAATGGGTATCCAAATGCTATCCCCAACACCCAGACAATGCGGACTCGTGGTACTAAAAACACCACCCGGGGTAACAGCAATAGCACAAAGATGGGCTAATGAATTACACGCAACTGACTGCCTCGATTAAGGCTTACTCTGAAAACGACTTCCCACAGGCTGTGGGAGCGGGTGGTCTTACGTCCGCTGAACAGATTGCTCGATTTGTGCAGCAGGCTGAACAGCGGATTTATAACTCTATCCAATTCCCAGCCCTGCGGAAAAACGTAACGGGTAATGCCACGGCAAGCAATAAGTACTTGGCTACCCCGGTGGATTGGCTGGCTACGTTTTCTCTTGCAAGGATTAACGCCGACGGGAGTTATGAGTATTTGCTAAATAAGGATGTGAACTTCATTCGTGAGGCGTTTCCGTTCCCGGCTACCTCTGGTGCTCCTACGCATTACGCCATATTTGATGATAATACGTTCATCCTTGGACCAACTCCGGACGCCTCTTACAGCATGGAGTTACATTATTTCTATTACCCAACCTCGATTACTACGGCTGGTACGTCTTGGCTTGGGGACAATCTTGACTCACTGTTATTTTATGGCTCCTTGCTTGAGGCCGCGACTTTTATGAAGTCTGATGCAGATGTAATTAAGAATTACACAGATCGGTACAACGAAGCATTTGCACTGGCTAAACAACTTGGCGATGGTAAAGATCGTCAGGATGCTTATCGCTCTGGTCAAGTCAGGTATCCGGTGAAATAATGGCTTTTCAAGGAAATTTCACCTGCAATTCGTTCAAGGAAGCCCTGTTTAAGGGGGATGTTGACTTCTTGGTGGATACCATCAAGATCGCCCTGTACGACAACACGGCAACCCTAAATGCTTCGACTACGGCCTATACTGCTACTGGGGAGGTTACGGCTACAGGCTATACGGCTACAGGGAATACCCTAACCCCATCGGTCACACTTGGAACAGATGGCATAGCCTATGTGGACTTTGCTGATACCTCTTGGACTGCGGCTATTACAGCCCGTGGTGCGCTTATCTATAAGAGTGGTGGCACGGCTATCTGTGTTCTGGACTTTGGTTCCGATAAGACTTCTGTTACGACATTCACAGTTCAGTTCCCAGTTGATGATTCAAGTTCAGCCCTCATACGATTAAATTAAGGATAAAGATGAGCACAGCATTAGCAGGCGTTATAGGCAAACCTCCAGTGGTCACGGTCAGTAGTGTCCGCCCTTTGGAGAAAGACCTGTACCGCATGATGTGGGAGAAGCCTGAGTATCGAGCCGTAGCCCCGGGCGAGGGTGCGGCATTTGATTTTATGGCTCAGGCCAAGCCTCCCCGTGGTGCTTCTGTCATTGACCTTGGCTGCGGCACAGGCCGTGGGGCTTTGAACCTAGCCTTCTTTGGCGGGTTAGATGTGACGATGGTGGACTTTGCAGATAACTGCTTAGACCCTGACATCCGCCCAATGCTTGAGACCCAGAGCCACGCCCTGCGGTTTAAGGAGCATGACCTATCCCAGCCTTTAGAGATCAAAGCGGCGTATGGCTTTTGTACGGACGTTATGGAGCACATTCGCCCCCATCACGTAGACCGTGTCTTGGATAACTGCTTAGATGCCTGCCAGCACGTATTTTTCCAGATCAGCACTCAAGATGATGAGATGGGTAAGATCGTAGGCCACAGGCTTCACCTAAGCGTCCACCCCTATGAGTGGTGGCTTAATAAGTTTAACGAGCGCAAGTGCTTAATCCATTGGTCAAAAGAGGCCGACGGATACGCATACTTTTATGTCTCGGCATGGATGTCAGGCAAGGAGTTTGTTGATAGGGGCGTCCTAAATACGACTGAAGAAAAGGTCAAAGAGAACGTCAAGACTAATATTACCTTGGGATTCCAGCAGGTTCAGCCGTACCCCACGAACGACGTAGAGGTAATGATTGTGGGCGGTGGCCCGTCATTGGCTGAGAATATTGAGGAAATCCGCAAACTGCGTGAAGACGGGGTCAAACTCGTTACCATCAATAACGCCTATAAGTTCTGTATTGACAACGGAATCAAGCCTTCAGCGATGGTCATGGTCGATGCCCGGGAGTTTAATAGCCGGTTTGTAGAACCCATCATCCCTGAGTGCAAGTACTTTATTGCCTCCCAGTGCGATCCTTCGGTATTTGCCAAGGTTCCTAAAGAGCAGACCTACATCTGGCACACCAGTGCGGACATGATCAATGAACTTTTGGCGAACCAATACCAGCGCTGGTTCCCGGTTCCGGGTGGTTCTACGGTCTTGTTAAGGGCTATCCCTTTGTTTAGAATGTTGGGATTCAAAAGATTCCATATTTTTGGTTGTGATTCATGCTTGGACGGCGATAAGCACCATGCCTACGAACAGAAAGAAAATGATGGTCAGCCTGTAGTTCCGGTTAATGTTGGAGGCAAAATTTTCCAATGTCATCCTTGGATGGTGTCTCAGGCTCAGGAGTTTGTTGACTTGATCAAGATGTTAGGTGACGAGATTGAGTTAGATGTTCGTGGCGGGTTACTCCGTCATATTTTAGAAACTGGCGCTTCGTGCGCTGATTTAAAGGAGATTTAAAATGGCTGCATCTGCGTGGCAACTCTATAACAGCGCTAAACGGTATATCGGTAATGGCACGATTACCCTTGGTGCTGGTGTATTTAAAATGTTATTGGCCCGTTCGGCTAGTAACACCTCGACGTTTACCCTAAGTACTTATGCTTCAATTACTAATGAGATCTCGGCTACAGGCGGGTATGTTACTGGTGGTAAGAACCTCGTTCCGGCAACGGGGCAGTGGACTGTTGGTGCTTCGGCAAAACAGCAGAAGTTTACTTATTCCACAATTGGCCTGACATTTACGGCTTCTGGTGCTTCTTTGACTAACGTCAAGTACGCTGTGATTCGTAACTCGACTGGTG